AAACTATTGGAGTGATGTGACTCTTCCAAAGGAGCAAAAGAAATGAGTACAGATACATTAGTTAGCGACATATATCAGATGATTGACACCAAAGAAATTTCTGATGGTGTAGATGTCGATAAAATAATAGATGACTTCGGTGAGAACGTGAAGAAAATCTTGAAGCATAATATCACAGAACATAAGTTTGATAGACGGAAACTTCGTATGTCTAACATAGGTAAGAAGGATAGACAGTTGTGGTATTCTTATAATGGATATAAGGGTGAGGAACTTATGCCTCACACTCGTATCAAGTTCCTCTATGGTCATCTAATTGAGGAAATGGTACTCGCTCTAGCGAAACTCTCAGGACATCAGGTAACTGATGAACAGAAGAGAGCAGAGGTAGATGGTATCAAAGGTTCTATGGACTGTAAGATTGATGGTGTACTGACTGATGTTAAGTCTTCATCACCTTATGGTTTCAAGAAGTTCAAAGATGGTTCTTTGATTAACGATGACCCATTCGGATATGTAGACCAAATCAAAGGCTACGCTCATTCAGAGGGTACTACAGATGTAGGTTGGTTAGTAATGGATAAGACTAACGGACATCTCACATACCTGAAGTATGATATGGCTGATGAAAGTATGTGGTACTGGACTAAACTAAATTTCTTCTCGATAGTAGAAAGGATTAAGGCTATCAAGAATATAGTTAAGTTGTCTAAGCCACCTAAGAGATGCTATAAGCCAGTGCCTGACGGTAAGGCAGGTAATATGAAGTTACCTGTGGGTTGTAGTTACTGTTCATTCAAGCACGAGTGTTGGGGTGATGACCTCAGAACATTCATCTATGCTAATGGACCACGCTACTTGGTTGAAGTTGAGAATGTACCTAATGTTATAGAGGTGGACAAAGATGGCAACAAAGTTTCGGTCTAAGTTAGAGAAGGAATGTGCCATAGCATTAGGAAAGGAATGGGAATATGAACCCTGTAGAGTAGCCTATACGATACGAAAGAACTACACCCCTGACTTTGTTAAGGGTAAGTATTATATCGAGGTTAAAGGGTTCTTCAGAAGCGGGGATAGACAGAAGTATAAATCAATTGCTGAACAACTAAAGTTTGAAGGCAAGGAATTAATCTTCTTGATGCCTCGCCCTGATTCCAAAGTTGCTAAGGGTAACAAGATTACTTATACTCAGTGGTGTAATAAATATGATATTAAAATATTTTCCACCGCACAAATAGAGGAGTTAAAGAAATGGACAAAGAATTAGAAGTTTCATATAAGGGTGTATTAGAACCTAGACATCCACCCGCACCACCTATGTCCCCTTTTGAATCGACTATAAATCCTAGTCATTACAAGAAGGGTAAGATTGAGGTCATAGATTTTATCATAGACCAAGATATGGATTACCTCACCGCCTCGTGTCAGAAGTATCTAGCGAGGTGGAAGCACAAGAATGGAGTTGAGGATTTGAAAAAGTGTAGATGGTTCTTGGATAAACTCATAGAACAGCAGGAGGTGGAGGGTGTCTCTAACCCTAAATGAATTAAAAGAACGAATAGTTCAAGAGTCTATAGACCCTTGTACTCTGTGTGAAGTCTTGGATATAACATCGGAAGATTTACTACACGAGTTCGAGGATAAATTAATTGATAACCGTGAGGAGTTTGAAGATGTTGACGATACCCACTGAAAATTTTATACTATTAATGTTAGCCTTTATTATAACGGGTGCTTTCCTACTATGGAGGCACGGCACTAAATGTTATGATAGGGGGATAACAGATGCTGTTCTTATGTATAGGAATGGACGCTTAACTTACAATACCTATTTAGATGATAAGGGTAAGAAGATGATAAACATAGAGATTGAACCTATAGAAGATGAAGACTGACAGACCACACCCTATCAAGAACAAACTGAAGTATGCTCTGAGACATAGTAGACTATGGCATACTAAAACTATTATTAACAAGAAGAAAGAGAACAAGAAGCGAGGAGGCTACATTGAAGACATTACCGAATGACTATCAGAATTTTATAGCACTTAGCAGATACGCTAGGTGGCTACCCGAAGAAAATAGGCGAGAGACTTGGGAAGAGACTGTCGCTCGTTACTTCGATTTTATGGAAGAGCATCTCAAAGAGAATACTAATCAAGAGTTAGTACCTAAGACTAGGAAGATACTGGAAGAAGCAGTATTGAACCTTGAGGTTATGCCTAGTATGAGAGCCTTGATGACTTCAGGTAAGGCACTCAAAGAGAATAATATAGCAGGTTATAACTGTGCCTATCTGAGTGTAGACCACCCGAAGGCATTCGATGAATGCTTATACATTCTTATGCACGGTACTGGTGTAGGCTTTAGTGTCGAGAGACAGTTCATTAATAAACTACCTGAGATACCTGAGCAGGTAGTAGATGTCGATGATACTATCGTAGTACAGGATAGTAAGGAAGGTTGGCAATCATCATTCAGGAAACTAATCAGTTATCTCTTTGATGGTGAAGTACCACATTGGGATGTATCTAAGGTCAGACCTAAAGGTTCTAGACTCAATACATTCGGTGGTAGGGCTAGTGGTCCTGAACCACTGGTGGACTTGTTCTACTTCGCTTGTAATATCTTTCGCAATGCGTCAGGTAGGAAACTCAATTCATATGAATGTCATAGATTGATGTGTAAGATAGCAGAGGTTGTAGTAGTAGGAGGTGTGCGTAGGTCAGCACTTATCTCTCTATCTAATCTGACTGACGAGCGTATGCGTGGTGCTAAGACAGGACAGTGGTGGGTAGATACACCTGAGATGGCACTGGCAAACAACAGTGTATGCTATACAGAGAAGCCTGATATGGGTATCTTTATGAAGGAGTGGTTATCACTCTATGATTCTAAATCAGGTGAGCGTGGTATATTCAACAGAGAAGCAGCTATTAAACAGGTGGTTAATACCAAGAGACGAGACCCCGAACACGAGTTCGGTTGTAACCCCTGTTCAGAGATTATATTAAGAGACGGACAGTTCTGTAATCTGACAGAGGTTGTCATTAGAAATACTGATTCAATATCAGATGTAAAAAGGAAGGTCAAACTAGCAACAATACTCGGTACATTCCAAGCATCACTAACGAATCTGAAGAGACTCAGAAAGAAGTGGACTATTAATACAGAAGAGGAAGCACTGTTAGGTGTCTCACTTACCGGTATTATGGATAACTCTTTTATGAATGGTAGTAAGATATTTAATACGAGCAGTAAAGACTTGTCTGACTTCCTCACTATGCTAAAAAAATTAGCAATAAAGACTAACAAGGAGTGGTCAGAATTACTAGGTATTAATCCTGCTACTTCCATTACTGCTATCAAACCTAGTGGTACTGTATCTCAACTGGTAGATTCAGCGTCAGGTATTCACCCTAGACATAATGATTATTACTTGCGTAGAGTGAGAGCAGACATTAAAGACCCTATCGCACAACTGATGAAAGATGAGGGTGTACCTTATGAACCTGATGTTATGAAGCCTGAGAGTGTAGCGGTATTTACATTTCCTATGAGAGCACCAAAGGGTGCGGTACTCAGAGATGATAGGACAGCCATAGAACAACTGGAATTATGGCTTACATATCAGAGACATTATTGTGAGCATAAGCCTAGCGTCACAGTTTCTGTCAAGGAACACGAATGGATGCAAGTAGGAGCGTGGGTGTACGAACATTTTGATGAGGTGAGTGGTGTGTCGTTCTTACCACACTCAGACCACACCTATCAGCAAGCACCCTATGAGGACTGTACGGAGGGAGTTTATAAAGAGGCTCTCGCTGGTATGCCTGAGTCTGTTGACTGGGCTAGAATCGAAGAATACGAACTCTCAGATACCACAAGAGGTATGAAAACTATGGCTTGTTCTGGGAGTGTATGTGAATTAGTGGATTTAATTGAAGAAGAGAGGGAGGTAGAATGAAAGTAGTATTGTTTATAATTTTAGTTGTATTGTTAGTTGGTTGTAGTACATTTGAAGAGAAACTCAGACAGGACCAACAACTGGTTTGCTCACCATCATACGAAACTTTGTGTGCGGGTTGGCATATTTGAGTTATCAGATATATACCAATAAAGAATGTGAGTTCTTCCCCTGTCATAAGGGTATAGAAGACAAGGAGTTCAACTGTATGTTCTGTTACTGTCCGTTGTACTTCATCGAGTGTCCTGTGAATCCACCACTATTAAGTAATGGACTGAAGGATTGTATGGAATGTACTGTCACACACAGAGGTAAGAGAGCGTGGACAGTAGTAAGAAAATATTTAGATAAACACTGGGAGGAATGTAGTGAAACTACTTAAATTTATTTTGTATTCGATTTATTTTTTATTAGCAGTTACCTGTACTGGTTCTTTAGTCTATGTAGTTATGTGGCTAGAAGCACTGAGGAAAGGGTGGTTAGTATGACGCAACAAGAGGAAATTGATTTTACTAAAGACTCTGAATATATAAGACTGTTCAGTGATGATGATGACTCTGAAGAGTTTATGAAAGAAGTATATAAGAAAGAACTAGGTTCTAGTTTTGAAAAGGTAGAAGGTGGAGTGGGAGTCGGTACTTATGAAAGTAAACCTGATGAGTAAACTATGGAAACAAAAGGTGCAGTTACCTGTTCTACAGAAACAAGTAGATAAAATACTGAGGGAGATAGATGTTAAACTTAATGAGAAGAGGAGTAAAAAGATATGAATGAAATAAAAGACTTGGTGGATACAGTTCTGAAGAATAGGTCGCTTACGGTATTTCTAGCGATTGTAGTGGTGGCTTTGTTCTTTGGATGGATTGGTGGCTGATAAACAACAGACATCATCTAAAAACACTTGGGGTCTCGTCCGTATGGATGGGACTTCCAAGCTACAATGGAGGCTGAAAAGTAGTTCACTAGTGAACCAGAAGAGCCACAGTAACCCGAGGCTATGGAGGTCAGATTGGCAGAAATGAGCTATTTTACCCCTACCCTACCCCTTGCTCACCTAGAGAAGTCCTCTAGAATCGAAGATATGGAGCTCGATATTTTAATAATTAAGGAAATTACTTATGAATGAGAAGAAAATCATTAAAGCACTGAACAGTTTGGATTATGATTTTGAACCTATGGACGACAAGTTTTCTAGATATGATGCCTTCGA